TTATGATTGTAATTGTTTTATCACATCCGATCCCACCGCGTGGGGCATGGATGGGGCAAACTCACTTAATTTCTGGTTCAGAATGAGTACCTGGTCCTGATTGTTTTCCGCCATCCAGGATCCGTAAACACGATAAACCATCTGCGCGTCGGTGTGCCCCATTTGCTTCGCTATGAAGTTCGGGTTAGCACCGGCAGCTAACGACCAGCATGCATATGTGTGGCGTGACTGGTATGCTTTGCGATAGCGAATCCCGGCGTGTCGCATTGCAGCTTCCCATGACTGATTAATCGACCCCACAGCGTAATGATGCCCGGCACGGCCATTACGAGTCGCTATCTGTGGATTGAAGACGAAAGTGCATGGATGCATTTCTGAACGCCCAAACTCACGTAGCATGACTTCCACCTGATATTGCTTACTCAGTCGCGTCATCTCGGCCTGATTCCGCAATACGTCCATCGCTGGCTGAATCAGGTTGATGATGCGGTCCGTACCGGCCTCTGTCTTGGGAAGGGTAAACTCCTTCGGCAGAGTGTGGTTACGGCGGATCATCATCGTTCCCGCCTTCATGTCGATATCTTCCCAGGCCAGTGACACAAGCTCGCCGTGGCGGACACCGGTATACACTGCCAGAGACCACGTGTTTTTCAGTTGCTGATGCCGGCACGCATTTATCAATCTGACAAACTCATCACGGGTGAGTGGATCCGGTTCGCTACGTGACTTCTTCAACAGAGAAATACCTGCAAACGGATTGGTCTTGATGTACCCGCTAACCGACTCAGTGAATCGGCTATCAGTTGTGTCATCCGGGAATAGCGATCACCCAGTGGGCATGGGCGGAATTCCGGGAGCAGCTCGGCGCGAAGAAGGTGGCGAGCAAGACGATGGAGGGCCTGAAGAAGCTGATCTGGCTGGCGGCGCAGGACGTCAAAGCAGAGCTGGCGGGGCGTGAGGCTTACGAATATCTGGCGCTGGCGGAACTAACGGGCGTAGCGAAATCGACCTGGACGGAAACGTATCTGCCTCATTGGCTGGCAATGCGGAGCGGCTTTAAGCGGCTCGTTAATCTCAGTAACGCGATCACGTTCACAACAAAAGGCGACAAATTCGCACGCAATTCTTGCAAAACCGAACTGAAAAGTATGTATTTCATCTAAATATGCTATCGTCGCCATAGCTTTGATTGTCGACACGAAGAATTCAAGCCCGAGGTTAACGCCTTGGGCTTTTTTATGTACTCAGATTGCATCAAAAACCGCCAAAGTGATTAACTATTATGGTAATGTGAATTTAAATTCACTTATTTATCAGCTGAGGGGGTGGTTGTGATTGTAAGGACATGGCATGGTTGCGTGCCCGTACGACACGGAGATGGGTTTGCTGCGCACCTTGAATTAACTGGGGTGAAGCACTCGAAAAGTGTTAACGGAAACCAAGGTGCATACGTACGGCGTGAGCGACAGGGGGAGTGGGAGCATTTCTTTCTGGCAACGTACTGGAGTGATCTATCATCAATTAAGGACTTCGCCGGAGAAAATTACCACGAAGCGGTAACTTATCCAGACGATGAGCAGTTTGAGTTACTCTCGGATCCCTACGTTTTCCAGTTTGAAGTAGCTGAGATGAATGAGCTCTGACTAAGTAGAAACGCAGTGCGATTGAGGTAGTATATTCCTCATGAAGGATTCAAGCCTGAGGCCGGCGCCTTGGGCTTTTTAGTATCCATGAAAGAAGTAACGAATCTTTAGGCCAATGAGCCTCAGAATCGGCCAGACATAATACTGAATCACATGTAGCACAGGTGGAACAACCAATGCTGCACCTGTTGCGCAAAATGCATAAACAGCTGCATGCTTTGCAATTAATGAATATCTTAAATCTAATGTTTCAAGATTAATTGCATTCCTTGTGCATGAAGCTACAAAACCAGCAAGAAAAACACCGACAAACACATAAATCGATATGGTTATGAGCTTTAATAATTTCCAAATGATTTTCACAGTAGCTACCTTTTGATGCGTTTCTTCTATTTACACAAGAACGACTTGTTTAGCTAGCGTGTAGGTAGCTTCGTTCTGAATAATTCACAGCTCGTTGCCTTACCCTCATCCTCCCGGCCTGACGCCGGTTTTTTTTATTCTCAGGTTCCGGGAATCATCCTCGACATGCTTTGTTGTTAAATTCAGCCCGAGAACCTGACCCCCTTTTCAAACACAGCACCCGCAACTGTCGCGAGGTGATCATGGCAAAACGTATGAATGACGACCACAAAATTGTAGGCCTGTCCTGGCTAATCCTGCTCGGCATTGCATGCTGGGGCGGTTTAGTCCGCTACCTCATTGACGTAAAGCAGAATAAAGCCACGTGGAGCTGGATAAACGCGCTGGCACAGATCGCCGTCTCCGGCTTTACAGGGCTGATCGGCGGATTGATAAGCGTGGAAAGTGGCCTGAGTTTTCACATGATTCTTGTCACGTCCGGCATTAGCGGGGCGATGGGCTCCGTAGCGCTGACTTATTTCTGGGAACGACTGACGGGGATGAAGAATGCAAACCAGTGATAAAGGCATTGCTCTGATCAAGCAGTACGAAGGATGCAAGCTTACTGCTTATCCCGATCCTGGTACAGGTGGTGCTCCGTGGACAATTGGCTATGGATGGACGCAGCCTGTCAATGGAAAACCAGTGCGACCAGGAATGACGATTGACCAGGCGACAGCTGACCGCTTGTTAAAGACCGGGCTGGTGAGTTACGAAAATGACGTCTTGCGACTGGTGAAGGTAAAACTGAGTCAGGGCCAGTTCGATGCGCTGGTGTCATTCACTTACAACTTGGGTTCTCGTTCGCTGTCGACATCTACACTGCTGAGCAAACTTAACGCCGGTGATTACACTGGTGCTGCCAACGAGTTCACACGCTGGAATAAGGCTGGCGGCAAAGTACTGAATGGGCTGACACGTCGGCGTGAGGCGGAGCGCGCTCTGTTCCTGTCGTGATTGGCGCGCTGGTAAGGCGTTACTGGCTGCAGCTTCTTGTGGTGGCGTTAATCGGCGTACTGGCGTTTTTCGTGAACCACTCCCGCGACAACGCCATCACCTACAAAGACCAGCGCGACAAAGCCACCAAGAATCTCAGTTTGGCTAACGCCACCATCAAAGATATGCAGGTGCGCCAGCGTGATGTCGCTGCGCTGGATGCAAAATACACGAAGGAGTTGTCCGATGCTCAAGCTGAAAACGATGCTCTTAAGCGCAAGCTTGATAATGGTGGCCGGGTGCTCGTCAAAGGCCGATGTCCAGTGCCTGCCTCAACCGAAACCGCCAGCACCTCCGGCATGGGCCATGATGCCACCGTCGAACTCTCTTCAATTGCTGGACGAAACGTTCTCAGTATCAGAGACGGGATCATCAGTGACCAAACATCCCTGAGAGTCCTGCAGGATTACATCAACACCCAGTGCCTTAAGTGATTCTTCACCCAAATAACAGAGCCTGACTTCGGTCGGGCTTTTTTATGTCCGCGCATCTCACGCGTATTTAAACGAGAGCCTTTCAGTAAGCGAGCCTGAGAACAGCCGTTAAAGGTGGCGACCTCTCTCGGGCGGCTTTTCTGTGAGACAGGCTCACTTTCTAAAAGGTAAAGACGCTATGAATAATCCGTCAGTTATTCTGGCCTTTGACTTCCGCGAAATGGTTATTCCATCTAACGACAAGGTCATCACAACGTCCATGAAGATCGCCAGCTATTTCGGCAAGGCGCATAAAAACGTTCTTCGCACAATCAAGCGGCTGGATTCTGATTGCTCGCCAGACTTTAACCGGCTCAATTTTGAGCCCGTTGATGGGCATGCAGGTGTAATTGATGGTTGA